CCACAGGCTCTTGCTCTGTGCGCTGTGGCTGTGCGGGTGGGGGTGGGGTAATGTAGAGCACTGGAACCCAACTGTCTGGTATAGCTTGGCGCACGGCAACATATTCAAAGGGCCAATGCAGACGCTCAATCCAATCTTCTTGCACGACCATGCTGCCGTTGACCAGCCACGCCACAGGCTCCTGCACAGGTGCTGCGGGTGGGTGATGCTTGACAATTGACTCAACAGCAATTCGCTTCAATGCTTCGTTTTTATCCATTGTTGTTTTCCTTGAGTATGGCTTCTGCCCAACGAGCGCCAGCACGAAATTCTGCGGGGAACCGCATTTCTACGGGAAACTTAATTGCGCTAAAATCTTCTCCTGTCAGCCCTACCCATGTGCGCTTGTCGCAGCTTTGCTGCTCCTGTGGTGGATGGGTAAAGAGTTCAACAATGCGTTGTTTTTCTTTTGGTATTGATGGATTACTAGCAAGTGCTTCTGCCCTGCCTTTATTTAGTTGTGGGTTACCCATTGGTGACCATACATTATTGATGTAAACCTTTACTTGCCACGCAACAGGCTCTTGGCTTTCCAACTCTGCAATGGCTTGGCGTAGGGATGTGATGGCGGCATCAATCTCTACATTGGCTTTATCTGCTCCGCAGGTGCATTCATCGCCCTCAGAATCATTAGCGCATCCATCCTCATGTTTTGGGCATGAATACCAAGTGTCTTCGCAGTAGTAATGCGTCTGCCTATTGTTTTCCAACGCCTCAAGCGCCAGCTTCATTTTTTCAATCATGCTTGTCCCCTTGCTCTGATGGCGGCGGCGCAGTCATTGGCGGCTATAGAGTATTCGTATGCGTCGGTATCTCCATTCCATTCGTCGTCACACAGCTTTGCACAGGCTTCACGCTCTTTGGCGGCGGCTAGTTCAGCAAATTTTTTAAGTTCAAGAGGCCAATGATTAACGACACTCAGCATAACTCCAGCCTCTCTAGCCATCTCAATGATTTCATCTTGTGTCATGCTTGTTCTCCTACAACCCACACAGCTTTACCACCAGTGGATTCAAAGTCATCATTTGCAAGTCGTATGTACTGCTGACCTTCTACACCAGCGGATTGGACATATCCTTGGATACCCCAATTCTTTACCTCTGTAACTACTACCATGCAAGCACCAAACATTTCTTTGTCGGGACTGACTTGCACAATGTCACCAAATTTAATCATGTTATCTCCACAATGTTGGGGTGCTTGATTAGCATTGCGTAATTGAAAGCACGATCGTAAGCCGGTTTAATCTCACTGGGGGACGTATAGAAGCTTTCTTCATGTTTCCAAGAAAGTCTGAACCAAAGCTTGCTTTCAACATTCCAAACACCATAGGGGGTTTGTCTTATGCGTACTCTCATGCTTCCCTCGCTTTCATCATTGCGTCTGCCAATGCGTATGCGATCAAAGCATATGTTTCAAGTTTGTGTGAACTCCAAACACCGCCACTATTTGCCATGACTGCTTGCATAGCCTTTGCCGCAAAGTAGTCACGCAAGGTCATGCCTTTGGGATTTTCTTTGCCATCTTGGGCGATGTAATCAAAACATGGAAATGCTGGTGGGTTGTTCATTCTGCTACCTCATAAGTTAATTCAAAGATGTCAGGCTTGCATGGGTACAGCTCACCTTTTATGCCACGAATAATCCAATCATTTTCATTAACCTTCATGTCGCCTTCCAGTGTGGCTATGACAGCAAAGCATTCAGAAGTAGGGTCTTGAAACTTGCCTGTGTTGTATACGCGAACACGCACTTCAATGACAGCATCCATTAACCAACTAGGCATAACAAACTTGCGAGTATATTGAACCGCCTCTATAACTACAGGTTTCTTTCTAAATTTCATTTCATCTTGTGTCATATCCTAGCCTCCATGAACAATCCTACATTACCAAGTGCATAACCAATGAAGGCAATGCCTAGCCCTGTTTTACCTGTTACTAGTAACTGAATAGCTACTATTGTGTACACAACACCTACTACTGCAATAAGCCAACTAGCCATGTGACACCTCTATAGGAGATGGTTTATATGTTGTGTTCCTTGTTTCAAAGCTACCATCTTCAAACTTATGCAACACCTCGCTTGTTCGTACTTCACCCATTTCCCATACTGGATGATTAAGAGCAAACACATGTGCCACTTCATGTCCTTCAAATAACTTAGTGTCAAAGACAGCAGCCCCCACAAACTCTACAACTGGTTTCATTAGCAATACTCCTCAGTATATTCCTTTAGTGTTGTCTCAACAAACTTGATGTCTTTAGGTGACAGCATGTGTGTAACTTCAACACCATCAACATAAGCCTCCCACTCAAAGCCACCAACATAGCCAACATCTGGCTCATCAGCTTCCCAACTATAGTGAATTATAACATCGTCCGCACTGGGGAATGTCTCGTTGAACTCTTCGTTCACCACCAGTGTGGGGAAGTCATACAAAGCAAGCAATAAAGTATCCATACGTTTCCTTATTTGTCGTTTTCTCACAGCTTCTCATCTTCTATTTCAACCATGCGCCCTGTGTACTTGCTGTACACAAGAGAGCAAGCTTGTCCTGTCAGGCCAGCAAACCTGTTCTTCAATACACGCACCCTCGTGGTGTTACGTTCCTTCTCATCGTCTGCCTGTCCATTACGCTCAAGGCCAAGCACCATGTCTGAGAGCTGAGCAATGGAGCCTGAGCCACGTAGCTGAGCCAAGGTGGTGGCTACCCCCTCCTCGTGCCCCTTGCCCCCATCAGGACGCTTTAGGTGGCTCACAAGGACTAGGCTGATGCCTGTGCGTTGAACCAATGTGCGAAGCTCAGTCATAATTGTATCCAAAGCCTTACGCTCGTCACCATTCTGTTGTGAACTTACAACAATGGACACGTGGTCTAGAAACACATAGCCACAGCCAAAGGCATTGGCAAACTCTTCTGTCCTCTTCACAATGTTCTCAATGTCTGTGCTACCGAAGTGGTCAAACATATACAGTCTGTCTGTGCCAAGGGTGGCATCGAAAGCTTCCCTCTTCTCTTCCATTGTAGCATCACAGTCGGGCAAATGCAAGGGCTTGTTTGCAGCCAATGACATGATGGATGTACCTGTCTTACGTACACTCTCTTCCAAGAACATCAGGCCAACATTGTCCTGTGTCTTGCAGAGGATGTGCCATATAAGCTCACGCAAGAACTGGCTCTTACCCAAGCCACTACCAGCGGTGACAGTTACAAGCTCTCCCTTACGTATGCCATAGGTGAGCTTGTTCAAACCCTCAAAGGGGTAGGACACCTCTGCCTTCTCCAAAGGCTTGGACACCTGTTCCCACAACGTGGAGCCAGCAACAATGCCATCAGGGATGTGCTTCTCAGCAGCCCACCATCGGTCAATGAACTCCTTCTCTTTACCAGCGAGGAGCCAATCACACCCATCCTTCAAACCATCCACACCCTTCATCACCTTAACCTTGGAGCCAAGCACAGAGCATAGTTGAGTTGCACCCTGTTGTCCCTGCTCGTCATTGTCAAAGCAAACAACGATGTTCTCAAAGCTGTTGAGCCACTCGTAATGTTCCTTGGCATCCTTGGCTGCACCTCCTGCACCATTACGCACAGACACGACAGGCCACTTGGAGCCAAGCATTTGGAACACAGCAAGGGCATCATACTCACCCTCGACAATGGTTAGATACTTTCCACCCTTGGTGAACAACTGCTGTCCAAACAAACAGGTGGCTTTCCAATCTCCCTCAATGGCAAACTTCTTCTCCTTGATGCTACGCTTCTTTGTAGCAAAGAGCTTACCATCATTGTCATAGTAGGGAAACCATACGTGTGTGTCATCAGACACAATGCCATACTTCTCAACTGTTGTCCTGCTTATACGTCTGCTTCCAATGGCTGGTGTAGCCAATGTCTGGAAGGCTGTTCTAAGGGCAGTTATAGCCCCTTCCACAGGCTTTGCTGTGACTGTCGTTGTCTGCATATATCTTTCTTCTGTTGTTGGCTTTGTGCGTGTGTTACAAACAAAGCAATAAGTTGAACCATCATCATTCACAGACATGCCATCACTACTGTCACATGATGTGCATGGCTGGTGCGTTTTAACAAATGCCATTAGTGCGTCCAATCATTCCATAATTCCTTTTGGCTTTCCTGTAACTCATCTTGAGATAAAGGCATAGAGTTTTTCTTTACTAAGAGGGCTGTGTGGAAAGCTTCCATGAAATTAACATAACCAATTATCTTTGTAAGCTCAACACAATCAGCAAGTGTAAAGATAATAAGTCTTTCTAGTTGTTCATTGTGATTCATCATCTTCAATCTCCTCATCATCAGAAGCATGTTGTAAGTCTTGTCTCTCTACTACATCTATGTCATCTTTGACATAGGAGAAACAATCATTACAAATATCTAAAAAGTCACCTGTCTGTGCACTCTTACGAGTGGCTTCAAAGTCAGACAAACTTGCATTACAACAATAACATCTCATATGTTTTCCTTAATATTATTAACTAGAAGCTTTCTTATATGTCTTTATTGTACAAGACATATAAGAAGCTGTCAAGGGCTTAGGTAACTGGCTAGTTACCATGAAGCTTGGTAGTAAAAATCATAACGATTGTAATCTGGAATAGCAAACACATTCTCCAAGATTGCTTTCGTATGGATTAAGTCATCGAAATAACCCTCATCATATAAGTCACTTCCAAAGAAGAAGCCGTTGCTTGTAGGCAACAAGTCTTTTGCTTTGTCTTTATTACGCAACACTTCATTAACAAGGTCAAGCAGACGCTCAAGCCTCTCGTGTGTTACAAGGTACTCACGACAGTTGTCGTCACCACCCTGCACGTTATCGACAAACCACTTGTGAATGTGGTTAGCCTTGCGCCAGATGCCAGCACGATATGAAACCTCTTTCACTTCCATGCCGTTAACCTTCAACTCTGCCAAGGCATCACGCAAAGCCACGCCATCATCACCGAAGTCATAGATGTAACGCTTTGCTGTCAAATACATGTCTAGTCCCATTACTTTCCCCTTTGTTTAAAGAATCTAATCACAATCAAACCAATTATAAACCCAATTACATACACCAAGAAGATGCCCATACCATCAACATGGTTCCGCATTGCCTGCCTCCATCTTTGGAACCCCATTAACAACACCTAGCCAAGCAAACCTAGCCTTGTGTATAGGAATTGCAAGAGGTGCTGTAACAAATGAAGAGAACATGTAAGGATTATACATCACCTGTTCCCATTTTACATCCTCATTAGCCCAATCATAAGGGGCTGTAAGGAAACCAACAACCCCTGCGTGTACGTTCTTGCGATTCTCACGCACCACACGCTGCCTTCCAGCCTCCGAAACCTTAAAGGTAGGGCTATCTATAGCTAAGAAATGTCTGTGCCCTATAACCCTGCCCTTGTCCTTGCCCTCCAATGCCTTCACAGAGAAGACACGCTTGTGCAAATTGAAATATACAAACACTTTCATGCTGTCTCCTCGTGGTGTTGAACAAAAACTATCTTACAAGAACAATGGTGTGGGACAATGTAATCACAGTTGTCTAAAAAACGTAATGTTGCTTCAATGTCAGCATCGTCTATAAACAGAGCACTGTTGACCCTGTGAACAAGCACAATGTTGTCATCTAAAAACTCCATGTCTCCAAAGATTACAAACTGTTTCATACTGTCTCCTTAATCTTAGCTTCAAACAAACGCAACACCATCTCACGAAACAACAATCCATCTTGGCTATGTCGATAGGCATTGAAAACATGGCTGTCTTCCATGTCCTTGATGGCTATTACACGCCCATCCTTTGTTGTCCAAACCTCTGTGCGAAAGTTGCGTCTTGATTCTTTGGCTTCCCAATAGTTTTGAGCAAGCAAAGATTCTCCACCAAACTCTGATTCCCAATCGCTCATGCTGCCCTC